CTCCCGGCCAACACCTACTGCCTGTTCCGCGACGAACTGGCGGTGCGCGGGTTCAGGGCACCCGACACGCTCTGGCCGATGATCCGCAAACGCAAGAGACGAAAGAAGAAAAGAGCCTCACCTGATTCAGCAACCGGCAGACGCGGGGGCGTTCAGAGTGGTGGTGGAAATGGTCGGAACCGAAAAAGCCAACAACAATCACGAAACGCCGTGGACCGACGACCGCGTCAACTGGCTCAAGGAATTGTGGAACACCGGAATGCGGGCGGCGCAGATCGGTCGGCTGATCGGGGTCTCGCGTAACGCCATCATCGGAAAAGCGAACCGGCTCGGGCTTGTCGGAAAACCGAAACCCGCCGGTCAAACGACGAATGACAAGGTCCACAAGGCGCGGGCGCTCCGTCACTGGACCCCGCCGCCCGTGGCCGTCGCGGAACCGGTCGAGATCACCGACGCGCCGTTCCTCGATGTCAGCCTCTACGAGATCAAACACAACGAGTGCCATTTCCCGCACGGCGATCAATCGCCGTATTTTTTCTGCGGCCAGCCTGTCCAGGCGGGATCGCCGTACTGCCCGTTCCATCACAGGCTGGCGTGTCATCCAGCGCCCTCGCGGCCCGACACCCGCTATCACTATTGGGGTGCGCGATGACGCCGTTCGCCGACATCGGCTCGGGATACGGCGCGATCCTCGCGGACCCTCCGTGGCATTTCGCGGTGTGGTCGCTCGATCAGACGGGCAAAGCCCGTCATCCATCCACGCATTACGACACCATGACTGCAGGCGACATCGTGGCCTTGCCGGTCGGCGATCTCGCCGCGCCGGATTGCGTCCTGTTCCTGTGGATCACGTGGCCGATGCTCGAACAGGCGCTGCACACCGTCGGCGCATGGGGCTTCACGTACAAGACCTGCGCGTTCGCGTGGATGAAGGCCGACGTCTCGACCATCAACATGTTCGGTGGCCCGGTCGATGCCGACATGAAGCTCGGCTACTGGACCCGCGCCAATTCGGAGGTCTGTCTCCTCGCCACGCGCGGCAATCCCAAGCGCATCGACGCCGGCGTCCGGCAGGGCATCATCGAACCGGCGCGGCAACACTCACGCAAACCCGATTGCGTTCATGCGCGGATCGAGCGCCTCGTTCCCGGTCCGTACCTCGAATTGTTTGCACGCCAACGTCGGCCAGGATGGACGGCGTGGGGGAATCAGGTCGACCTGTTCTCGGAGCGTGTCGCATGAGAAAGCACGCCAAGCTTCTTGCGAATTTCCTCGGCGCTACCAAGGAGCTAACGAGCGAATACGTCGATCTTGCCGAGATCACGGATGACGAACTGCAACAAATAGCCTTCACCGTGGTGAAGCGGGAGGACCGCAAGGCGACGGCGAAAATGTTGGCCGCAAAGGGCCTCTCGACGCGCGACATCGCCAAGATCACCGGGTGGGGCCACGAAACTATTGCAAGAGACTTGCGTGGCTCAAATGAGCCAAAAACTGTCTCAAATGAGACAGCCTCAAAACCATCGGCGACCGGCGGTCGCGCAGCGAACCGGGCGGCGGTTGCGGAGCGGGCGTCAGCCGAGGGCGTCACCGCTGCGCCATCCGATAAATACCGGGTTATCTACGCCGACCCGCCTTGGGACTACGGCGCACATGCGCAGCCGGACTACCAAACCGAACAGCGCGACCACTACGCGGTCATGGAGCTAGACGCGATTTGCGCGGAGCACGTCAGCGATTGGGTCGAGGACGACGCGGTTCTGTTTTTGTGGGTGACATCGCCGATTCTCGAAAAAGCATTCAGCGTTATCCAGGCGTGGGGCTTTCAATACAAAGCGTCGTTCGTGTGGGACAAGATCAAGCACAACATGGGGCACTACAACAGCGTGCGCCATGAGCTTCTGTTGATCTGTACGCGCGGCGCATGTCAGCCGGATCACCAACAGCTTTTCGACAGTGTCCAGAGTATCGAGCGCGGAAAGCACAGCGCGAAACCCGTCGAATTTTACGACATCATCGAGACGCTCTACACGCATGGGCGTCGGCTCGAAATGTACGGCAGGCAACGTCGTGATGGTTGGGATGTCTATGGGCATGTCGCTGAAATCACGGAAGCTGCCGAATGAACGGGCGCTACCCTGACAAGCCGCCGCAAGCTTCCGATGGAAAGGAGTTCGAGAAGCTTTGCGTTGATCTGTTTCTGAGTCTGCGTGGCGAGAAAATCGAAATCTTCACCGATACGGAATCCCAACTCTATGTCGGAGAGAGCAAGCAGGGCGTCGAATTTAAGTTGTTGAAAAACTCCCATGACGTGCTGCACATAGAAATCGCAGAGAAAACAGCAGCCGACAGGCAATGGCTCCCAAGCGGGGTCATGCGAACGGACAACACTGTCAGATATTGCTGCGGAAATTATCAGGACGTTTGGACGTTTCATAAAGCCGACCTCGTCAGGTGGCGTCTGGAGAACACACCGCCTGAGTGCGTCTACGGCCAGGATAAAACCACCGGAAAATTTCGGGTGGCCGAGATCGGTGAAAGTGACGCCGTTCGTGCGACAATCAGATCATTTCGCTTAAAGAAAGAGGATGCGTTCAAAATTTTTCTGTTTCGGTTCTGTCTGAGCGGCGGTGAGTGGAAACAATATACCGGTCCTGCCGATGTGAACCACGAGGTTGAAAGTCTCATCAAACGGTTCGGTAAGTCGCGCGTCATTGCTGCCGTCGAGGCTCGAACATGAACATCGGCGACGAACTTGAGCGTGAGATCAGGCGAGAGGCATGGCCTCTGGCCGCTGAACTAATTGAGCGCATCGACACGTTCATCGAAAGCCGCGCCGAGAAATATAACAATGACACCGATGAGATTATCGACTCGGTATTTTTTGCCCGGAAGGCGGCCACCAGGGCGCTGGCGATTTTGATCTGCCGTTGGGAGGGTTACCGCGTTCGCGCCGACGAATGTGAACAGAGCATCAATGATCTGATCGACGAGGTAGTCAGCCAACCGCTCACTAGGCCGTGCGACATCCTTGAAGAATACAAGCCAATGCGGTGGAAGCCATGACCTCGCGCCCGATATGGATGCCGCTCTACGTCGGCGACTATCTGCGCGACACGCGCCACCTCACGACGATTCAGCACGGCGCGTACATGCTTTTGATCATGGAGTATTGGACCAAGGGCAAGTTGCCCGACACGGACGCTGGCAGACGCCGCGTCACGGCAATGACCGTGAAGCAATGGTCAACCAATAGGTCAGAACTTGCTGCAATGTTCACGCCCGATTGGCGGCACGAGCGCATCGAAGCTGAACTCAAAAAAGCAAGTGACCTCAGGCTGAAGCGGCAGGTCTACGGCGCGAAGGGCGGTCGCATGAGCCGTGGCCGCGACAATGTCGAACGGTTCTCGGAGGCCAGACGCTTCCTAGGCAAAAGCTAACCAAAAGGGCGAGACATTCACCAAGTAAGAATCTCAAGCGCAAATGCCGTGCCAACGCACAAAGAGGAAAACGAGGAAAGCAGGGAAAAGTAAAAAATGATCGCAGCGACGATGTTCTCGGGGATCGGGGCACCGGAGGTGGCGATGCCAGGTTGGCAATGGCTCTGGCATGCGGAGATCGACAGGTTCGCGAACGCGGTAATGGCAAAGCGCCACCCGCGGTCGCTCAATATCGGAGACGTCAGTGGGTCAGCGTTTGTCGAAAGGGCGGAAAGGGCAGGGCGACCAGCTTGCCTTGTTTTCGGAAGCCCCTGTCAGTCATTCAGCGTCGCCGGACGCCGTCTCGGGCTGGATGACCCGCGCGGCAACTTGGCGCTCGTTGCCTTGGGAATTGTTGCTCGACTTAAACCCGATTGGTTCGTTTTCGAGAACGTCCCCGGTCTACTGTCGTCCGCCGCAGGACGAGACTTCGGGCTTTTCCTGCGAGCAGTGGATGAACTCGGGTATTCTGGCGCGTGGTCAGTGCTGGACGCGCAATACACCGGTCTGGCGCAGCGGCGCGAGCGTGTGTTTTTTGTCGGACACGCTGGAAACTGGCGCGGTCCCGCAGCGGTACTTCTTGAGCCGGAAAGCCTGTGCGGGGATTCTCCGCCGCGCCGCGCGTCGGGGCAAAGAATTGCCCCAACACTTGAGGCTCGCGCTGATGGCGGCGGCGCAGGGTGGGGCACCGATTTCCTCGCCGACGGCGGCATGACGGTCGCGCCCGACATCGCCGAGGTGGCATGGGCGCTCCAGGAGCGCGATCACAAGGGCGTCGATAGCGACACCAAGGACGGCCACCTGATCGTCGTCGCTGATCCGATCAGCACCAGCGAAGGCCGCACCTACACGCACGAAGGCCGCAACAATTTCCGGCTGCGCAATGTCGTGCCGGTGCTCGAGGCAGGAGCTCGGACCGGTCGCGAAGGCCACGAGGCCAAGGACGGCCTTGGCATCGGTGAACCAGGCGATCCGATGTTCTCGCTGCAAAGCAAGCACCAGCATGCCGTGGCGTTCAAGCCGTCGCATTACACGCGCGACAAGGACGGTGCGCCGGCCGAAACGGTCCCGCCGCTGACCAAGGAAACCGACAAGGGCGATCAAGATCCTCTGTTGCTGGCCGGATCGGCGGTGCGACGGTTGATGCCGCGAGAATGTGAGCGACTTCAGGGATTTCCCGACGACTACACGCTGGTCACCTATCGCGGGAAGCCTGCCGCCGATGGCCCGCGATTCAAGGCGCTCGGCAATTCGATGGCGGTGCCGGTGGTGCGCTGGATTCTCAGCCGCATCGAAATGTTCGACGTGAAACAATTAAGTACCTTTGAACCGCTTGGAGGACGTTATGGCGCACCGACTGACGCCTGACCGGATCGAGGAAGCGCGGCGCTTACACGCCGAAGGCTTTTCGTGGAATCAGATCGCCCTGCGGCTCGATACGACCCCGTTTCTCCTCCGCTCTGTGCTCGACGAACATTTCCGCAGACGCCGCAACGAGATGTCGCGCCGGAATTGGGCGCGGCGTGAGCCTGAAGATCGCGCCCGACCAGGCGGCGGCAATCTCCGCAGAACAACCCCGCCAATCCCGAAGCAACGCACCCGCGAAAATTGCGATCATCGGGTGATGACGGCGGCGGACTTCATCCCCGACGAGGTGCTGCGCGAACGTGAGCAACACGAGGCCGCATTAAAGCGCCGTACGCTGACGCAAATGCTGCTCAACGATCCACCTGAAGGGTGGCGGGCATTGGACCAGCGTAGGCAAGGCTGAGAGGCAATGGCCGGGAGAATTTTGATGGTCATCGGTGACGACGACAAGATCGTGTACGGGCGAACGCCAGAGGGCCAACTGGTCTACGACCTCGCCTTCACAAACCTGCCCGCAAAATATCTGGCGCGGAAGCATCGGACGCCGGTCGAACGGATTCGGTTTTTACGCGCCTCGAGCGAGATCAAAAAATTGCGCAGGCAAAACCGGATGCGGGAAAAGGTGAAGTGATGGCGCGACTGTTCACCGGGCGCGAGGTCATCGACGATTGGTCGCCATTGGACGGCGTCCCGGCGCCTGAGTTCATTCCGCCGCAATGGACCGGACCGCACGTACAGGTCAGGCTTGCTGACGCATGGCGCATCCTGTCGAAAATGCCGTGGCGCTCGCCCTATCCGCGCACCTTCGGTCGATGGTGGCCGTCGTACCGCGTTGAGTGGCACGACTTGCTGGCGATGCTCGGCGCGGGCGAACTGGAAGCGATGCAGCGTGAGGCGAACCGGACGCGCATCCTGCCGTCGGCGAAGGAAATCTCGCAGATGGAACAGGCCATCGGCTGGCCGATGGAATATCTGCGCGAGGACCGGCACGTTTTGATCGTCAACGTCTGCGCTAGGGTGACGTCATTCGACGGCGATCTTGAGCGGGAAATCCGTCGGCGCAATTACGGTGGCGATGTCGATCAATGGCGGCAGCTTAACTGGAAATTTTGCGACAACATCGCTGACCAACTGATCGTGGATCGGGTGACGGTGTTCTGATGTCTGACAAGTTTTATTGGTGCCCGTTTCGCGTTGCCGAACTCAGAGAGTCCGATTTTGACTTTGATGACCTAGCAGAAAGCCTCGACCTTAACGCGCCACAAGGCGGGCTTTTGCGCTACCAACTGAATGATTTTGAAATTGCAATTTGGTTTAACGACCGCGATGGCGAGCCGCCGTATCTCGAAATCGTTACGTTTTGGGAACACTCGCACCTTGCGAGCATCCCGTTGGCGAAAATGCTCGACGCGGAACACTTGAGTGACGACCAAATTGAGGACGCCGCGGAAATTGTCGCGCTGGAAAAACTAAAAGAAGCTATCGACGGGGCAATCGAACGACGCCGCACCAAATTGGCGGGTCGACAATGAAAAGGCTCACGCGAAACCAATTGCACGGCCTCATGGGCGGCGCGACACAGACCGGCAAACGACCGGTCACGCTGGCGAAAATCAGTTTCGACCCGAAGGAGAGAGCAATGGCGAAGAAAAAAGCGAAGCAGGCGAAGCGCAAGGCGAGCAAGGACACCTACACGATCCGGCTCGCGTTGCTGGAAAAATCGGTCGCGGCACTGAACCGGCGCGTCGACAAGATCGAGGAACTTGTCCTGCCGCACCAGCCGCCGGCGAACGGACCACAGCAACCGGCAGAGCAGCAGCCGGTGGCGGAACAAGGTGTCGGCTAAACGTCTCGGCAACGCCGCGAAAACCTATCTCTCGGCCATCGGTGCATCCGCCATCTATGTGAGCGTCGACCAGGGCAAGCCGGTCAGCGTCGGCGTGGCGCGTGATCTCGACAAGGCGTTGCGGAATTTACGCAAAGCCATTTCGCCGACCCTCTCGTTCGGGTGGGTCGCGTGGTCGCCGCGCTATCAGGTGCTCGTCGATATTGCGCAAGCGCCGTTCGTGGCGCTGACACTTGATGAAACGGTGACAGTGATCGAGACGCTGGCAAAGGCGCGGGGCATCGCGCTGACCCCGCACAAGCGGGCGCTCGAACGCGCTCGGGTCTATGCGAGGTTTCTCGACGACACGCTGGCGGTGTTGCAGGAGACGGGCGAGTTCGCGGCGTTCAATCGGGCCTACAAGGCGCATCGCCAGGAGCGGCTGCGGCGGCGCGAATCGGTCAAGCCGTATTGGGCGGTGATGAGCGAATTGCGCGGCGTGGTGATCCGGGCGCTGGTTACCAACAAAAAAACGCGGATGCTGCCGTCCTCGGCGCTGGCGGAAATCCGCAAGCACTTCCCGTGGTTTAGCCGGACGCATCGCAACGGCAGACGCAAGCGGCAACAGGCAACCCGTTGACAATAGGACGACAATCCGATGATTCTACGCGCGAGATTTTTCCGGGGCAGACGTGCGCCTGAAATTTCTTATTCTAACCCCCCGAAAATACTGCGCCGATCCGTGTCCCTCGGGTCGGCGTTTTCGTCGTGAGGTATCATCATGGCGGGCAAGCGCATCAAGATCGAATATCGGTCGCTCGCCTCGCTCAAGCTGAACGAGCGCAACGCCCGCGTTCACGGCCCGGAGCAGGTCAACGAGATCGCCCGATCCATCGAGCGGTTCGGGTTCGTCAACCCGATATTAGTCGATAAGGATTCGCTGATCATTGCGGGCGAAGGGCGCTTCACCGCCGCGCGGAAAATCGGCCTCACCGAAGCGCCGGTCATCGAATTGGTCGGGCTGACCGACGCGCAATGCCGCGCCCTGGCCTTGGCCGACAATCGCATTGCGCTCAATTCGGCGTGGGACGAGGAGTTGCTGCGGCAGGAGATCGAGGCGCTGCGCGGCATCGGCGAGGGGATCGAGGGCCTCGGCTTCGATGCCGACGAGATTCAAAAGCTGATGATCGACGAACTGCCGTCGGTCGTTTCGGAAATCCCGGTCAGCGATCTCAATGACCGGTTCTGGATTTCCGTGCGCGGTCCGCTGAAGGATCAGGCGGTGGCGCTCAAGCGTCTCACCGACATGATGTCGGACATGCCTGCGGTCGAGGTCGAGATCGGCACCATCGGGCTCGAGGACTAGATGGCGGAACGGCGATGGGCAAAGCGCGTAACGCGCACACAGGTGCGCATCCGCAACCATCGCGGCGGCAAGAGCGCCAAGATCACGATCCGGCACAACGTGCTCGACGCCATCGGCCGCACCGCGCACGTGTTCGATGCGTACGCCGGATCGGGCGAGATGTTTCGCGAGGTCTGGCATCACGCGGCGGGTTACGTCGGCTGCGACACGGAGTGGTGCCGCGACGGGCGCACGTTGTTCGTCTGCGACAACCGGCGCGTGATGCGGGCGATTGATCTCAAC